ATTCTCAAGGTGGCCTATATTTAACTCCTCTCGATCAAAGCCTGCTTCAATAACAGCTTCTTCTAACCTACGGACTTCCGAGTTCCTTGTTATAGCAGCAGAATCTCGATAAATTGCTCTCTGGTCTTGGAAAGTTCTTTCAGACTTATTATAGGCTTCTTGAGCAGCTTGTGTTCTTTGGTCCTGGATATTCGTTTGATAGTGATGTGCCCGATCAGCAGTTTGTTCGCGATAAGCACGAGTTTCCCGCTCTTGGGTTCTAGCGTTAGCTGTCCTCTGTAGAGCTACATCATACCGATCTTGGTTTGTATCAATTGTATGACGTCGGAGTCGTCTATCATATCTGTACTGTCTTCTAATCTGAGTATTCTGACGCCTTATATTACTATTAGTCCCTCCTGACATTTAATACCTCCTCTAAATCAAAATCTGGTGGATCCATACGATGGTACAAAGCTGTAAAGACACGAATGTCGTTGTCTAATTCCTTCATCTTGTCATATCCTTGTGTAAGTAAAGCAACCAACGGAAGCAATTCATCAATATAAAGACGCCATGTTCTAGCATGTACTTTATCTATAAGTTCACCTTTATCTTCTGCGCGATTAGCAGCTAACCAGGTATTCCATATAGTCACATGTTGCGAAACAAGAGCCGCATAATTATTAGTAAAAAACTTATTAGTATGAAGTCGTACAAATAGATTTTCCATACAAGTAAAGTAAGACTTGTGGCTGATCTCTTTATCATTGTCTACAACATCATCGATAACACGGGTAGCTTGAAAGATAAATGCAAGATAATCAAATGCGTCATCATCTTCACCAGCCGCACGTTTAATCATGTCTGCTGTTTTATTGTGAATCACTTCACGTTGTGTTGGTGTGGTCATGCTCGGCTATAATATCTAGGTGAATATTGCCCTTCCCATGACATGGAAAGGAGAGATACAGGGTATGGACTATCGGAAAATAACTTTATATCAAAGCCATCATTCCTTCGATGAACAGGTAAATCAAATATGCGTTCATCATCAATAGGAACTGTGTCTAGTTTGTAGTAGTTTGACTGAACAACTTCACCAATAGTAGTAAATTGTGTTTCACTGCGCTCACGTATAGCAAATTTAATTGCTCCAGTATTACCACAGCTATACTTAATTCTATTAATAATTAAAGATGCAGTATTGTCTACTCGATTCCCATTACGATAATAAATTTTTGGCATATCTATTTGCATATCGTATGTATAACCTACATACAATGGATTGCTGGTAGACGTAGTTAAATTTACTCTATTAACTTTAAATGTCCAGTATGAAGTGCCGCTAATAGTACGTTGTACAATTTCATCCGGACGGAAAAATGCTCCTGTACTAGACCCAGAAGAACTATCTGTCTGCATAATAATTGCATGTGTTAAATTAGGAGCACTAGAATCATTTAGGATTGGTGAAAATGGTATTGCAACATAGTTAGTTCTAACACCGCTGGTAGTAACTTGTTCAAAAGCAGGTGATTGAGCAAGCATATCTACACAAGGGTTAACTACGACAAGACCTTCAGCAGTAGTCAAAGTAGCGGTAGACGCAGTAGGACTTAAAAAGCCTTTCAGTAGAACTGTTCTGTTACCTACCTTACATACAACCTGAACTTGATCTTGTGATGTATCAAACGCCTGAACAGGGCCAGGTAACTGCCATTTAAACCAAGACTTAAATACTATATTTTCACCTTCCTCATACGTACGGAAGATATATACATAATCCAAACCCTCTCCAGACAATGCTATAAACGAGTTCTGAGAACTACCTACAAGGCGATCTAATCCTGTTGGAATCCATTCGGATACAACTTTACCTATGTCATTATATAGGGAGTTAGTTTGATCACCCTTTACGGTCATAGAGAACACACGAGTATAGGTAGGAGCAGATCCAGTAAATACAATCTGACTTCCAATCTGAACAGGATGGATATCGACGTTCATCTCAAAGTTAGAGATTGTACGTATAGTTGATTTAGATGGAGTAAGAACACCATCATCTGCGTACATTAGAAACTGTTCACTTCTACTAAACAGGACTAGACCTTGCTGCTGAGGTATAACTGCAAAAAGATCTACAGGTTTTAGACTGGTAACAAGTAAATCAATAATATCTGCATCAGACAAAGTAAGGACTGACTCTCTAAAGAAATTAAATTGATCAGATACTTTTGACAGAATAACTTTATCGCCACTTAAAAAACCAAGGCGATTATTGTAAAAGAAAACATCGTTAATCTTTTGACCAACAAAGCTTGGTAATGGGTTAGTAGTGACATCACCAACTATTCTATTTACGTAAGTAGGAGCGGCTAAAGTAAAACTACTATTGGAAGAGTCAAATGTTAACTTCAATGGCATCTTGGCTGGATCAAGGCCTAATACAATTCCAGGCTTTACAGTTTCTTGCCAAGCATTATTTTCATATTTAACATAATAATCATCCTCACGAAGAAATGTATTAGTTATATGGTATACATTTGTATTAGGACTTGCTGGAAGTTGACCAGCTGAAGCTACTGCAGGGCTATTTAAAGTTCCTGTAGTAGTACCAGTAGATCCTGTATCTATTGTCTTATTGACAATAATCATTTCGTCCTTACGATAAGCTACAGAAAAGTTATCTCTTGGATGTGTATTTGATGGAGAAGTTAAATAAGCATTTGTTGCACCAGTAACTGTAACAGAAGCACCTGTAGTGAGGTTCCAAATAGAAACAGTGGTACCAACAATTGCACCAATATAGATTTCAAGTTCAGAACGTTCGAACTTAAACCAAAAAGCATTATTATAAGCAGCCGCTGTACCTAGATCCTTAACAAAAGAAACACCAGGACGTTTAGCCATTCCAAACGTCATATCTGGATATACATTAGTAGCATCTTGTACATAACCAGGTTCTTTATTTTGATCTGGCCTACGTGATACACCTTTTAAAAAGTCAGGTATGTTTTGAGTAACAGCTGCCATCAAAACCTCCTAAGTGCATCGACAGGAGTAAATGGTCGATAAAGATTATCACTCCTATCAACACCTAAGAAATTATAATCACCCTGTGATGTTTCATACTCAAGTGCTTGTACTCTGCAGTAATTTTCTCGCTCTTGAAGTATTTTATATTGAGCAGAATCACCAGTGATACGACTTGAAGTAATAGCTGCTGCTCTTGCAATAATATAATTTGCAATAGGTATCGGGAGATCCTCCCAATCAAATCTAAGGATCACGTCAACATACGGGTTGTAATCCCAAGTATTAGAATGCTGGTAGCGGTCATACAGAAATCGATTACCGTCAGTGTTGGTTCTAATAACTGCATCATGATTTAAATTAGCAGGGTCATTAGTTAGATCAACCTGAAGATAATTATTAGGTACAAGTATGATGTTAGTTGCACTGCGGCTGAATTCAACGTGGTACTCACGATTAAAAGTCCATCCTTCAGCCTGGATATCCCTTGACGAAGACACCAGCGTATTCCAAGCAATCGCAACGTCCGGGTTGGATGAATCTAGAGTAGAGACAGGAGCCTGTCCAATGGATTGAAGAATCTCATTAACTGCAGCTCTCTGTAGTGGTGTAGTGGTAGCACCGGGGTAAGCCCGATATCCAGGAAAAGAAGTAGACATAATTTATAAATAAAAAAAGGGACCCGAAGGTCCCCGTGATCAAGCAGTACGAGTTGCGTCGTCAGCTGCTTCCTTAATAGCTGGTGAGTCAATCTCAGTCAGCGGATAAGCAATACGAAGACACATGGTCTCCGAATAAACTTCAGATGCAGCAGCAGCACCACTAGTCTTAGAAACAGAGTGGCGGATTGCTGTGGTCTTTGTAGCGTAGCGATTGTTCGCTGCCAAAGTACCAGTTACAGCTGCATAAGGTAGCTTTATTCCTGCAGCAATATTAGCAGCAGTAGGTCCAGAGACACCACCACCACCAGCTGCAACACTTGAATTAGCCATTTAATTTAAGCCTCAGTATTAGTATCGTTTGCGCCTGTTCCTCCCCAGCAAGCAACAGTCGAGCTACTGCCATTAGCAGCAGTGCCAGATAAACGACCGTACTCTTGAGGAGTAGCAGGGTTCATGGTTACTGAACCAACAGCACCCATGTTGTTTGTGCAAGTATCCTTGCGTTGTACACCAGGAATGAGAGACATTATTAGTCCCCCTATCAAGCAGCGCGGAGCTCAATGGCACAAGCAGGGTTCAATGTACCCACGCCCATAGCCAGTCGCCCGACGATTACGTCTCCCTGGTACATCGCCTTCACGTCCGAACCAGTAGTCTGGACACTAGGGCCAATTCCTTCGACAACACCAGCAGCATCCTTCATGTAGATAAGTCCACAGGAAGTACGGAAGTCACCGGAGTAGTCATTATTCTCTCCATCAACACGAGTGATGTGACCAGCGGAACCGCCGGTACCAGCACCAGTCACCATGAATGGGAGGTTGTTAGAACGCTTGATAGAAATACCAGCGATCTCATACAGGCCGTCACCTGAGTTCAAGTTACCTTGGTTGTTACCATAGTCACGATTCAGGATATTGCTATCAACTTGTGAGACGAGAGCATAATACTGTCGTGGAGAAAGTACAGCAGTACGTCCATCACGAGGAATATTTTTTTCGTCCAAAATACTTGCAGCTTCGAAGAATGCATCAACCAAAGATTGAGCATTGTACTGGTTATTAGCACCAAGATTGATGATAGAACCACCGGGCTCAGGGCCAGGAGCAGCAGTTACAGGATGTGCTTCACGTGCAGCAAGTGCAATTTTACGGAAGACTTTCTTGTCGTATGCTTCAGCAAGAGCGTGTCCAATCTTCTTGGAGATCTCAGACCTAAGTGAGTAATGAGCAAGTGTCTCATCGAGATCATAAACAAACGCTGAAGAAATCAGCAGGTCATCCATGATGATTGTCTTCTCTGCCACTGGAGGATCACCACTACCAAGGATCGGTGTCCCAGGGGTGTGGTAATCAGCCGTCATACGGCCAGTGAAGATGAACTGCATCGACTTACCGTTCTTAAGTGAACGGCTTTGTACAGTTCCTTTAGCGATACAGCTGGACTCATACGCTTTAAACATCTCACCTGAAAATAGTTTCAGATAAGTGGCGTACTTGCCAGTTGTGCTTCCATCATTATAACCCTGACTCAGGGCGATAGAAGAAGGGTTCGAGTTTAGCGAACCAATTGGAGTAATAGTAGCGTTAGCCATTAAAAAAAAGAGGTGTAGTTTACTTCCTCTTTGACGTCAAAGATATTCAATTTATGTGTGGTCTATCCCACCGTCTAGACGGCTAAGGGTATCCTCCGTAGAGGGCCGAAGCCAATTGCTAAGGGAGGATTTGCACCTCCCAATCACAGAACTACTTAGCGGCTTTTTAGGTAAGCCACACCGCGATAAACAAGCTTCTGCTCTTTAACAGCTTTGTCTTGCTCACGCACACGCTGACGAACTTCAACGTTTGGCATAGTATCCTCCTTAGAAGATTGAGGGACCCCGTTCCATGTCACCTCATGTCATGCGTCCCAAAGGGATGAACGGACTTTTTAAATTAGCTAGCTACTAGTTCAGCAGCAGCAGGAGTTCCATCTGCAGTATCACCAGCAAGGATATCGTTCTGAACGACACGCTGTGCAGATGTACCAGAGTTGGCGTTATCACCATAGCCAGTGGTTACATTGAACCATTGGTCGCCAGTAGTTTTTACAACATACTTGACTTGAAAGTCATTAGCACGGTTCTTAGGATTGTAAGCAAGTCCCATAATAATTATCCGATAGTAGGAGTTTTGTAAGTGGCCAGATCCAAAGGGAAGTTATGAGCATTACGCTCATGCATTACTTCCATTCCAAGTCCCGCTCGATTGAGAACATCAGACCAAGTAGGAATGACATGATCCCGAGAATCGACAATGGATTGATTAAAGTTGAATCCGTTAAGGTTGAAAGCCATAGTGCTAACACCAAGGCTAGTAAACCAAATCCCAACCACAGGCCAAGCAGCCAGGAAAAAATGAAGCGAACGCGAGTTATTAAAAGACGCATATTGAAAGATTAATCTGCCAAAGTAACCATGTGCGGCTACGATGTTATAGGTTTCTTCCTCTTGTCCAAACTTATAACCTTGGTTCTGGGAGACAGTTTCAGTAGTCTCTCTAACCAAGGAGCTAGTGACAAGAGATCCATGCATTGCCGAGAAAAGGCTTCCGCCAAATACACCGGCAACACCAAGCATATGAAAAGGATGCATAAGAATATTATGCTCAGCCTGGAATACAAACATGTAATTAAATGTTCCTGAGATTCCAAGTGGCATTGCATCAGAGAATGAACCTTGTCCAAAGGGGTATACCAAGAAGACAGCTGTTGCAGCAGCTACAGGAGCTGAGTAAGCAACAAAGATCCAGGGACGCATACCTAGCCGGTAGCTAAGTTCCCATTCGCGTCCCAGGTAAGAGTAGATACCGATAAGGAAATGGAAGACAACGAGTTGAAATGGTCCTCCGTTGTAGAGCCATTCGTCGAGGGTTGCTGCTTCCCAGATGGGATAGAAGTGGAGTCCGATAGCATTGCTAGACGGGACAACTGCTCCCGATATAATGTTATTTCCGTAAAGGAGCGATCCAGCAACTGGTTCACGTATCCCGTCGATGTCAACTGGTGGGGCTCCTACGAATGCGATGATGAAACAAATTGCTGCAGCTAGTAAAGTAGGAATCATCAAGATTCCAAACCAGCCGACATAGAGACGGTTGTTGGTGGACGTCACCCACTCGCAGAAAGACTGCCAATTATTTAGTTTTTGTGGTCTTGAAAGTACAGCGGTCATTTAAGTAATAGTGCATGATTAAGTATGTATAATTAAGTAAGACCATTTTAAAGACTTGGCTGTCTAGAGCTAGGGGAGGAATTGCACCCCCCTTATTCTATTTAGCTGTATCGTCTACTTGATTTAGATTTAGCCATAGGTAGAAGCGGACCTGACCTTTTTAAAAAGATCTCTTTCTCATGTGGATTATCAGTACGCTGACCTTTGTCGTAGATTTTTCTACGTCGTTGAGCATCTTTATGCCCTGGACCTATTTGCATTGATTGAGCAATTCTTTTAGATCTTGGCATCACCAGACCCCAGGAATGAGCTGGCCGGTAATGGCGTACGCACCCAGTGCGGCGACCACACCAAGCATAGCCAAGCGTCCATTAATTTTTTCAGCTTTTTCATTGTGAGTTACAGTTACTTCTTCCATGTACATGCGTGGTTCTGTTGGCCAAATTTGTGTATCATTCATTAATTTCTACCTCCAATAGCATCCCACTTCTCTTGTATCAAATCTACTTTAGGTGGGTTTTTATATGGTAAGGATGGTCTTGAGCGGTGTTCATCAATCTGTTCCTGTGTAGGAATAGTAATTCTGAACGGTGTTCCTTCTGCTTCAAATTCCTCATTCATATCAATATATGTTTGAGGAGTTACTTTGATTTCTAGAACACCCACTTAACACCAGCTTTAGTGCCGTAAGAATTATCTAGATCCCCAGTTAGAAAAGAAACTTCTCCATACAACGAAACGGCCTCACTCAAAGGGGCGGAGCCACCGAGTTTCCCAGACCATTCAATCTCAGCATCGCCACCATCAGGTACAAGTGCTGCAGGACCGCCTTGGATATACCAGTTGTCACCTTCATAACCAATATGATTGTCGATTACAGTACCTCCATACTGTGATCCAAAAAATCCTGAGTTAGCTTCTACGTTTACATAAGGTCCAGCAAGACATGGAGCAGCAGCAAAGAAAGCAGCAGGGAGGATAGCAAAAATTTTCATTAGTTTAA